GTGGTGGGAGATCAGTCAGTCCAGGATGATTCTTCGCCGTATTCGATCAGGTCCCCACACCTAGCGCACACCCACACATGAGGAACCCCCTCATGGTAGAACCTAACTCTAGGAGGTCCTCGGTGGATAGTGAAGTCTTGAAGTTTTTGCATAAGCTCTCCATACAGAAAGTCTGGGTAGGTTCCAGTTTCTCTATGGAAAATGACCACGACCGTCTTGGCGAGTCGGTGATTCACATATCTCGGATGGTCACACGTCTTATAATTCGTTAATATTTTATTGTCCAATAGTAATAACTGAAATATGTCGGGTGGTATTACGCAACTAGTAGCCGTGGGTGCCCAGGATGTGCATCTCGTAGGAAACCCGGAGGTGAGTTTCTTCCAGTCGTCTTACAAACGTCATTCTAATTTTTCCAGTGTGGTTGAGCGTCAGGTGATCCAGAACGTCCCGGCGAACAACGGTCTCTCATCGATCCGCTTCGAGCGTAAGGGTGACATGCTTTCGTATGTTTATTTTGTACCTAATAGTTCTCAGGATTCAACATTCCAGACAAACTGGAGTACTGTGATCGACAAGGTCGAATTGTACATTGGCGGTCAGCTTATTGACACACAGCATTTTGAGTATTCAACCAAGATCCATACCGACATCATGGCGAACTCGTTCTCCAAGTCGGCGTTTGGTTCCGCCCCCACCGGAGCTGACGCGAGCAGTTTCTTCTACCCTCTCAAGTTCTGGTTCGGCGAGAACTGGCAGTCTGCGCTTCCCTTGATTGCCCTCCAGTACCACGATGTGGAGGTTCGCATTTACTGGGGAACCGACATTCGCCCCGAGGTTGCTGCAATTGCGACTGCGATTGCCAATTACCAGAATGCACAAACTGCTGGTTTTGATGCAACAAAATCACCAGCAACTCATGCCGATCGTGCGGCCCTCGAGGCTGCATTCAAGGCTGCTGCTGATGCTCAAGAGGCTAACACTGGAACCACTCTTGTAAATGCACTTGCGGCAGCCGGTCTCACTTATACCGTTGATGCAGGTACTGGTTTGATTACCGGAGATGTTCTTGCGGACAGCGGGGCATCTAACTGGACCGCTACTTCTCTCACCTACCCGGTTACCGAAACCCTCCTGGCAGTTGCAAACTCTTCCAAGTTGGAGGCATGGACTCGTTACATCTACCTTGATACCGACGAACGTCGCATGATGGCCGAGAAGCCTATGGATATGCTCATTCACCAGGTTCAGCGCATTCCCAACCCCGAATCAAAGACCGCCGATCTCACATTCAATCATCCGGTCAAGTTCCTGGCGTCCACAGGTTCTAACTTTGGCGCAACGAACCGTCTTCTTCTTCAGCTCAATGGTGTTGATATTGGGGAGCAAAAACAGTCTGTGCCTCATTACAAACAGGTGTCTTCGTATTACCACACGCAGTTCGGAGCAGATCCGGCATCGAATGATTCTGGTTTCGAGAGTGTGACTCTGATGATTCCGTTCTGTCTGGATGCCTCTAAGCTCCAGCCCACAGGCAGTTGCAACTTTTCGCGAATGGATTCAGCGACCCTTCGTCTGCCAAACTCTACAATCAACGCGGCTATCTATGCGGTGAACTACAACGTCCTCAGGATCCAGAATGGGATGGGTGGGTTGCTTTACGCAAACTAAATATCTAACAAACTTATAGTAATATGTCACCTGGCGTTACACTTGTTGTTGCTGGACGGGATAATCCCCTAAATATAGATCCAGACGTGTCATTTTTTAAGACTTTATACAAACGCCATACGAACTTTTCTAGTGTTATTGACAAGTTGACTCTTCAGACAAGACCAGCCAATAACGGTACTTCAACGACCCGCGTAGAGGTCAAGGGGGATCTCCTTTCTTACATGTACATATCAAATGATTGGGGTAATACCACAGAATCTGTGCCACGCAAGTGGAGTAGGGTCATAGATAAAGTAGAACTTTTTATAGGAAACCAACTGATAGACACACAGTACTACGACTACTCCGCTAAAATCGCAACGGAGGTTCAGGCGCCTACTCTATCCAAAAGTATAAAGGGATCGAGTGGTTCTGAATATAGTTATTTTTATCCACTGAAGTTCTTTTTCTGTGAACACTGGGCATCATCCATACCACTAATTTCACTCAATTACCATGACGTGGAAATTGTTATTCATTGGGGAGACCATATTTACATAAATAATATACTAGAACCTTATTTGGCAGAAGTGGAACAATACAGGAATCAAAACATTAGTTATACAGATTTACTAGAAGATATAAATCTGTATCAAAATGTTTCAAATACCGACGTCTATACGAATGTTCAGGATAATATCACTATTTATCAAGGTGTAGTTATCCCTCCAGTAGATGATTATACAGATGTTAAGGATGATATAGCTATTTATCAAGCGATTGATACAAATGATTACGCCAATATTAAAAATGATATTCTTGTATATCAGACGTATGGATTTACGGATGTTTACTCTAATTTAAGTACCGATGTCACGAACTACCAAGGTGTCACTATTCCATCTACGGGTCAGTACATAGACTTTCAATCAAACATATCGCTTTATCAGGCAGCAACAACGGATGTTGAACGTATTAATGATGCGAGCAATGTTGTGGGTGGTTTTAGTAATTTGATACCAGAGCCTATTCTGACTGACGATAGAACGTACTATGTTGCGGTGAAACAGGTGCTTGGTAATTATAAATATTATATAAACGGCGAACTTCAAGCAAATTTGACATTTCGAAGAGGTTCTACCTATATTTTTAATCTCTCGAATGGAGACACTTATACAAATCATCCTCTACGTTTTTCAGAGACTCCAGATGGGACACATGGCGGGGGCGGGATTTACATCGAAGGTGTTACTTTGGATCCATTGACTAAAACTGTTACGATAGTTGTAAGCGAGACTAGTCCTGATACCCTTTACTACTTTTGTACAATCCATAGTGGTATGGGTTCAATGATTACGGTTATGGATGAACGCGTGGTCCCGACTTACCAAAGTTTGACAGATGGTTACATCATTTATGATAACCTGACAGATAGCTCTGGGTCATTTCTAGCTTCGGATGCACTGAACGTCTTTATTACCTCCTTGAATAGTTCTGAAAAAATAACTGCTTCTACCGATGTTATATCTGACTTCAACAACCTTTCAGTGTATCCTTCGAATATTCTCACACAAAATGTTATTACCGGATTCCTTACTTATGACGGGACCGAAGATACGGCTTTGGACTATGCACCAACGAATAGTCTGACCGCTTTTATGGATACGCGCGTTATTGAGGAAAGGAGCAATCTGGCAGCAAATTTGGTTACAGATCATGGAGCAATAACGGATACTGGTAACACGCTTACATTCGCGACCTCTACTGGTTTTTTGACCTACACGACAACCACTCCGTCGGCGACGTTGGTAGACTCCATAACTGGTTTTGATGCATCAGATCAATTAAGTACCAACATGGGTATTTACAATAATGTTATTCGCATAGACGCTGCCCAAACACTATCAGCGTCATGGGCTATTACTGCGGATTCTAGTGCACCCTATTCAAACACATTCACTATAGATGGAACCACTGGATACATAACATATGAATCTGTAGTAGATAGTTATGGATCATTTGAAGGATCAGACCTTCTGAATAATGTCATGACCGAATTTCACAATTATGAGCGGTCTAATATTGCACAGGATGTGATTGACTCACATCTACTCGCGACATTAGATTCAAATGTCGTATCAAAGACGGATCTTGAAGGATTCATTGTCTATCAGGATCTTACAGATACGGTAGGGCATTTTACGGCTAGTGAACTTCTTAACACGGTGATGGGCAGTGGACATCATGCTATTCGTCTTGCGGCGTCTTCGAATGTTTTGAATTCGTACGCAACATTGAATCCTCTGATGTCAAACGTTCTTACCCGAAACGAAGAGACGGGTTTCTTGATCTATAACGGGACTCTCACGGACACAGACGCAAACCCACCCAACTATCCAGCTTCTGATGCACTTATTGTAGACGTGAGCGCAAATAGGATTACTAACAGAGAATCTAACTCAAGTAATGTTATAAACAATTATCCAGACGTTCCTACTATCATAGCTCCAGCACCCACGCGCGACCCTGTAGACTATTTCATCACATTCAACGGAAACGACGAAGACACAAATGCGGCGTATCCAAGTGGTAACGCTTTGATAAATTATATTACGCAAGTGAAAAATAATTACGAATCTTCTGATTTCGAACTGATGGGAAGATTTATCTACTTGGACAAAGACGAACGCCGTTACATGTCAGAACGTTCTGCGGATTATATCATAACCCAGACTCAGAGGATTCCTGCTCCAAACAAGAAAGATGTGGAACTTAATCTAAATCACCCTATAAGTTTCATAGCTTCGACTGCAAGTAACTTCAATGCGTCAAACAAGATGCTACTGGAACTAAACGGCGAACCGGTGGGAGACCCAAAACCAGCCGTGCCTCATTATAAACAAGTATCTACGTACTATCACACAACATATGGTTCAAATCAATACACAACCATGATGTATCCATTCTGCCTGGATGCATCAAACAAGGAACACACTGGAAGTCTCAACTTCAGTCGATTGGATTCAGCCAGACTTACACTGGATCAAGCCATCAACGGTGATATCTACGCGGTCAATTACAATATTCTTAGGATTTCGAACGGGACTGCTGGGTTACTTTATGCATAGTCCCAAGCGCCTTCTCTGCCTGATCCTTGGGCATAAACATAAGCCATGCCACCGTCATCCTCTCCTGAGTGAGCGTTCCGTCCTTCTTCATAGCGGCGCATGCATCTTGAAATTTCTTTACGTAGTCCATAATGGAATTTCAAGGTGTTACTTCTTTAATTGGTCTTTGGAACCTTGAGCAGCGGGACATCCGCCGAGAAGCACCGGGTGATGCTGTTGGCAGGCACCGAACCCACACGCTGCAGATCGGTGATGGACTTGAGCATATCAGGCCCCATCTTGGCGATCAACTGGCGGTACTGGTAGTTAAGAGGATATGCAATACCATTATCAGCCATGATCTTATCATTGATCAACTGGTTCGAACTGTAAATCGTGAAGGCGCGACCATCGGCCATACCAAGACGCTGAGACATCTTTACTTATTCAGTAGATAAAAATCCCTGATCCTCTGGTGAAATGATTCCATCTGATGAATCATTCTGACATTCTTTTCCTTGAAGTCGATGAAGTCTCCCTTGACCTGTGGATCGTAGAGAACCCTGATCAGGAACTTGTAGGCCATGGCGATATCCTTGAAGTTCTTGGCACCCGACATCACGATGCTACCCGTCTTAAAAACACTGACCGTCATATTGAACATCTTGGCTTTCACTGCTGAGTAGGTTTCTGGACTGTAAGACGTCTTTTTTACAAAGTTTTTGTGCTTCTTGTAAAGATCCAGTAAAGCCATCTGATCGATGCCGTGAGGAAGACGGAAAGTTGCATTGATCATCTGTGTTTCCATGGGTGACACGGGTCTTTTAGTGGTCTCAGGAAAGACCTCATCTACTATTTTTTGAATATCCTGGATGATCTCGAGACCTTCCATTGGTGTAGATGATCCTGTCACGTGAATCTTTCCGTTTGGAAACAACTTGACTGAGCGTTTTTTGGTTTCACCGACATCCTTGGACAGCGTCAGTGAGTTATTAAAGTGGTTCGTGCCCACGTTCCAGCCATCGGTTCCATCAACGAACTTCTCCTTGAAAGTCGCAAGAGGGGTCGCGATACTATCCCTGCCTCCCATGACCGTCATCGTGGATACCCTGGGCAATGATGGTTTAGATCCTTGGATCCCATCGCGCGCTTTGATGATGTTTCCAAGAAAGTTTCGAAAGTTTATGGCTTCCATATTTAAAAGTAAAACGCACCACTTCTTTAATATGAGATGTGGTCACTGTAAGAAGAAGAAGATGATCTGTATTCCATGCGATCACTGTGATCACACGTCTCTGTGTACCTCTTGTATCCAACTGGAGTTTCATGAGTGTTCAGGTATCCTGAATAAAATTCAGTCCGAGAGGGATACAATAGAAAAGCTAAACCCTAAAATTGAGGGCGACAAAATTACAAAAATTTGACGAGGGTCAAAACACTGAGGGCTATGAGAATAGCGGCGGCAGTGTTGCCTGCGAGGTTGGCAGCGTCGATGCTACCGATCATGCCCTCCTTTTTCACCAGGATGGAGTCGTCTTTGACCTTGGGCGTCATGTCCCAGGGAGGAAGTGAATAGTTGCGCTCTGGTACAGGCTTCCGGTTGAGAGGATAGTCCTGAGATCCAGGAGTGCAGTAGTAGGGGGTCCTCCACCCCGCGGCGATGGTCTTCTCGCAACCCGGACTCGGCTCTGTCATCTGGGTCTCGAGAGGTCCCCCGAGAGCATCTCCTGTGGGGCGAACCGCGTTCACGAGCGCCACCTGGGGTTCACTGGACGGTGCGTAGACCGTCTTGTAGGCACCACCCAGCGGAACACCAGGGGTGAAATTCATCGGGTCTGCGTACGGGTTGATCTTATTGAGGGAAATCCCGTCATTCAGTCTCATGTAGGACGACATCCTTACTTATTATACGGTTTGAATAAATTCCCACTTGAGTATCTTGCACATGTCCTTCCAGATGACATCCTGTTGGGTGAGTTTCTCTTTGGACTTCAGAAGTGGAAAATAGGGAAGATACTGATCTTCGCCAAGCAATTCGCAAAACTTATAGAGAACATAGGGGTAACTCAGAAAGTTCTTGCGATCCTTGGGACATACCTGGTCAAATGGTTCTTGTATTTCATTGAACATTAATCTTAGACGCTCCTCGAGTGCAACTGGCATTTCAGGAGGTCTCACACCGGTCAATATGTTGGCGATGTAAGGTATGTGTTCATAGTATTTATTTTGACGCAACTTTTTCAAGAGACCCCTCACCTTGGCGTGAGTTATCTTGGAAATTTGTTCGATCCTCTGTTTCTTGAGTTCGTAACGCAATTGTTCTATCAGTTCATCTGGAATACTGGCTGTCTCCTTTCCTTGAAATTGTTGCACCCACTCATTGAAGTGGTTCTGTCTTTTATACGAATACTGAGTGTTCTTTGAAATGTCCTGTTCATCTTGATAGGACAGCCTGGTAGCTATGTAATTTTCACATGCACCACAGTCCTGACACACGATTTCTCCGTCAATATCATTTTCATAAACGTTCGCCGAATTACACTGTTTACATCTATCTACGGCTACGGTGTTTTTATCAATAAAATCATTATCGGTCACTGTCGTGATGTCTTTTTCCACGACACGCATGTATTCCAAAAATATGTCGCGTCTACAATTTTCCTCGTGATATCTGTGTATGAAGGGTGCCGCCATTGTGATGTAGTCGTGAAGTGTCGAGGGATCATTTTCATATTCCTTTATTTTCAAATTATACCTCTCGAGCAAACTCATTTAAAGAAAAATGTCACTATAACTTTAAATGTATAAATTACTTGTCAAGTTGGCTGGGTGGTGGTACAACGAAGATCATTACCGAATCACGATGCCCTTGAAGATGATTTATGATATCAACACCAAAAAGGATTGTATGTTCCCATCGTCTGAGTGGAAGAGAATTATGGAAGGATGGCCGTTGATGAAGTCAGGCGATACCTATGTTACATGTTACTACCCTGACTTCAGAGACGCGATTTATGTTTTGAGAAGGAAGAAGCCCGAGTGTGTAGAGAATATTCGTTACGAGCAAGAGTACACCTATCGTGGTTCACCTTATTCCATGGTGACTAGGGATCCTATGCGCAGGGTTAATGATATCATCGAGGATGAGGATGAGCCCAGGATGAAGGGTCCCATCATGATCCAAAAGGTCGAGGCTATAATGGAAGATGGTGAGGTGATCATGTGGGACACTGCACGGTTCCTTCGGTACGCGGGACCGAGGTCGGACTTTCACAACGTCAAAGACATCCGTATGAGGGATCTATTTGACGCGAATGAGGAGTTGCCAGATGAGTGGCACGTCTACATGTTTGGTAAGAAGATTGTCATCAAGAAGGACGATGAACTTACTCCTCAGACTTTGGTGCCAGGTAGAACCTGAGTTCACCTAGAGAAGTAACCTTATACTCCAGGACGAGAGGCATCTCCTCTCCGTGGTGGAGAAGTTTCATATTGGAACACATTGAAGTAGCCTTGGTGAACAAATTGAGATACTTCAAAGAAAATGTATCTTTCATAGACTCGAACTTGGTGGTATCCGAATCAATGTCATATTCGGTGTACTGCTCGGCAAAGTCGCCAACGCACCTGAACCCAACCTTTTTATAGGAACGCTCTATCGTCAATTCAGAGCCAATATGGGAAATATCTCTGCAAAGTCTCTGAAAGTCTACGGTCTGGAAGGTCGTGATGCTGACCACTGGCAAGTTGGGAGCGTCGAACATTTCATCATTGATATCCAAAAGTCTAAGATTAAAATGACTCCGACTCTTCTTACCACTATTCTCGATGGATATATTGAGCACGTGGTTTTCTTCAATTTTCATCACCAGTACGTCATTGGTCGTAACTGACTTCAAAACTCTGAACACGTTGGTAGTGTTAATACCAACAATAATTTCATGTTCACATGAATATTCTTCAAACTGTGTGGCATCTAAGAATAGTTCCACCATGGCTGTGCGAGCATTGTCAAGGGTCAACATGTGGATACCCTTTTTGCTAAAAGATACATTAACATCGTTGAGGATGTCTTTCAAGACCTCAAAGATATTTTTAAATGCGGATGCTTGAATAGTTTTCAAGAACATTTACTAGATGTAGTGCGCGTTTTCTTTAAGTAATCACGATCATAAAGGTCTTTGAGAAATTGTTTGAATCCTTCTTCACCGCGATCGTCGATGAACTCCTTCCATGATGAGTAGCCTTGTTTGTAGGAGTACACATTTCCCAGTGACTTGTGAACTTCGTCCGGTCTTCTGATCATTTTTTAGTTGGTGACTTTCTTGTTTATCTTGGCTTCCAACTCGGGGGTCATCATGGGTGCCAATGGAGCACCATAGGATTCCAGATCAAAAAGGCCTGGTGCATTATTGGGATTTCCATCAAACGAAGCAAAAGCCGAATGATCAAAGGATTCCACTTCGGTTGGCATCATAGAGAGAACCCACTGCTTGACCTCCGAACCCATCAAAGGTCTTCCGTCCTTGGTGATCAATGCAGGAACGTGGGTAAGCACCTTGTGATAATCTTCTGGGATGGGTTCTTCATGAATATTTTGATACTTGATTTGGTCTTTGATAGGACATTGATCCAATAGTTTGAATATCTCAAGACAGTGTTGGCAGCGTGGACTGTACAACATGATCGCAAACATGCTTTCTTACAAGCGTCGGTGAATTTATCAGGGGATATAATTTCGCACCATTATATAAGATGCGTATGCAGACTATATTTATCATCGTGCTGGTAGTCGCTATTGTTGGCTACCTCGTCATGAACCGTGAGGGTCTCAGGTGGGATCGTGGATTTGCTGGTTTTCGTCCTGCTGTTACCGGTGTAATTACAGAGGGAAATCTTGATATCACCGGAAACCCAGTAGAGGACGTGGCAGTAAAGGCTCTGATGATTAAGAAGATTTTGGATGCCACCACCAAAGAAATATTTGACACCAAGGGTCTCAAGATGTTCCCAATTGAGACGATCTTTATCCAGGTGTTTGACTCTCCTGATAAGATTAAAGAACTCAAACAGAAGCGTCCTGATGTTTACCAGTCCTATGTAGAGTTCCTTCAGGCTCGTGACAAGAGTGCCTTACTTACCAGGGGTGGAGATGGTACCGAGCAGGAACAATTGAGCCGCGCCGCTCTGATTAGTTACCTCGATACACTTAAGCGTGATCAGGACTATAATACGGTTCCTGATAATGTCCCTGCTACCTACCGGTGTCGCTTCATGCTCCTCGAGACAGAGCGATTCTATGGAACCGAGGTGGATGTGATCGCCATCGGAGACGAACAGGGTATCAAGATTCAGGGCATCACTAGTCAGCCCTTGAAGGATGGTAGTAAGATCAAGGCTTTCCAGGATCAACTTCGGGTGGGAGAATGGATGTCCTACGACACCATTGCCAACGCCAATGTGCCCAATAAGAGCGCCATGGCGCTTGTCGATAAGGCGGTCAAGGAAAAGTGGGGCGACGGCGAAGATCAGAGATACATCAATACCATTGAAGCATCAACCGAGTGGCTAGCGAATAATCCAGATGAATTTGAAAATCCGGATACGCCTTATTTGCGATAGGAAAAACTTTAGAATTAGTAGACAATGCCTCTGAGAGTGGACGAGGTACAACAGATCGACCACAGAAAGCGAGAGCTAAAAAAGAAACTCTATACGGAGCTATACGAACGCGCCAGCACCAAGGTGAGGCAAGTCGCCGATTTGGGACTGCACGAGACCTGGGTGCAGGTGCCTTCGTTCCTTATAGGATTTCCATCTTTTGACGTGGTCAAGGCAGCCCAGTACGTCGAGCGCCAGTTCATCAACGGTGGCTTCTTCACCCAGTTGTATGAAAACGGACAATTATTCGTTTCATGGTATCCAAAGACGTCCAAAAAGAAAGCCAAGACCAGACCAAAGCCAAGTGAACCGGAGAACGAGTTCGCATCCCTGGCGAACCTCAAAAAAGCCGCGGACAAATATCGCTGAATTAAATACGTTTTATCAGTAACTATGGACAATAACCTTAATGTTCTTGTGGAAGCCAAGAAGGAACTATTGAATCAACTTTCGTCCACCATTCTCCCGAGTGCACTGGACTGCATGGACTCGCTCTATGCCGAATCCAAGGTGGAGACCCAGGGACGCAATACGCTCAAGGCGTTTCAGGAGAAACTCGCCAAGATTCCCCAGTGGAACAACTATCAGATTGATAACGAGGTGGGAAAGTGTGTGGATCGCTGTGGAGGATGTCTGGATGAGATGACAGCGGCATGCTTCGTGGCCACGGTCAAGATCATTTCTTCGGTCAGGCTCTCCAAGGATTCTCGCAAGGTGTCGCTGAAGATTCCCACCAACGACGTATTCGTCTTGGGTGTCTATACAAATGTAGCTAAGCGGATATATGAAGATCCCTATATCTATCAGGAGGTCATCAGCAGGAATGACAGGCGCAAGGATCTGCTCAAGCGAATGGATGGCGTGGTCGAGGAGACAGTCAAGGAGATGCTTCCGATCAACCAGATTCTGAAAACCTATCTGAACAAGAATGCTGTGGACGTAATGAATGGCGAACCCATGGAGCCCGAACCGGAGCCGGAGATGGAGCCCGAATCGGACATGTTTCCTGGAGGCGGCGAGTTACCAGTGGAGGACGAACCTGAAATGCCAGATGACTCGATGGAGCCCATGGAGACCGAGGAACCCATGGATCACACAGAGTCTCTCGAGACACCCACCCCGGAAATGCCACAGGAAGAAACCAAGAGTTTTACGTTCAACGACAAAATCATGAAGAGGGCACCGATGCCATCGATGGGCGAAGAAGAGGACTTTTCTATAAATCCCAGTGCGAACCGTTAAACATACTAAAATCTACTTTATTTAATAATGATCAGCGATTCACTTAAAAATCCTTTGGTCGCGGCATTGGTTGGTGCGATCGTCACGATGGGCTATATCCAGTTGGTGGCTCGTCTCAATCGAGAGGCACCTCCCAGGAATGCCGATATGATCAAGCCAGCAATTCTGAATGCCATCTTGGTGGGCATGATCGTCTATCTCGGTATCTCCCAGCGCGAGGAGATCTACGAGACTCCTTTCCCAGAAGTTAGTCGCGGTATGTAATTAAAGATTTTAGTCTAATTAAATAATACTATGGCCAGCGTAGATACATTCAACGAACTTCTTTTGCAGTTTGTGGATGAGTTGGCTCACACGTTCCCAGAGAACACCATTGTGAAGACCTACAGGAATACGGTCAGCATGTTGATCAAGAAGGATCCTGGTGTCTGCCTGGAAACGTTTATGAAGAATGTGAAGCCCCATGAGGATCTCATTCGCAATCAGGATGAACGCATCTTCGAGGAGCTTTCACGAAGTTACGGAATTCTCAAGACGCTTGACCTCGAGTCCATGTGGAAGTCCGAACTTTCGGACAACAGCCGGTCGGCCATCTGGCAGTACGTCCAGGGACTCTATGTCCTCGGAAACAATGTCGGTGATGAGGAGATTCAGGCGTCCCGCCAGACCAATATGGACTTTTCTCCGGAGAAGATCAACCAGATGTTTGCACCCCAGGGTTCCGACGGGGGAGACAATCCTTTGGCGGGTCTGCTCGGAAACCTGATGAAGCCCGAGATTATGGAAGAGATGACTGCCAAAGTTGAAGAACAGTTTGGCGACGGTCAGGGGGGGTTGGACGAGACCAAGATCATGAGTGCTCTCGGGCCTCTGATGGGAAACCTGACCAAGATGCTTGAAAAAAATAACTAGTCAATAAATAAGAATGGAACAACCGTGGTTTAGAAATCCATCGCACTTGTTTGCCAAGAACAAGGTGCTGATCTTTTGGCCTTTGGCTAAGCAGAATCCCGTGGAGAGGCTCAACGCTGCCACCCGATTCGTTCTCTACACCATGGCGATCCTTTACGTGATTAATCGCGACATTAGGGTTATTTACCTGGGTCTCACGGTTATTATGGTGATGGCGTCGATGTTACTGGCCGGTGGCATCAAGGAAGCTATGAGACCCGCTTCGTTTGAGGAGGAAGGGGTCAGGTTCAACGCGATCACCCCAGGAAAGACATGCGAACAGCCTACCAAAGATAATCCGATGGCAAACGTGCTTCTCTCGGATTACATCGACAACCCGAAGCGACCGGCGGCGTGCTACTATCCGACCGTCAAGGACAAGGTAAAGAAGTTCCTGAATGAGGGTACTCCCACCGATCAGGCTGATGTCTATTCAAGCCGAAACCAAGCGTTCCGTTCCTTCTACAGCATGCCATCCACGACCATTCCCAACGACCAAGGTGCATTTGCTCGCGCTGCCTACGGGCCGGTGGTAGACAAGGTGTGTCGCTCGGAGGGAGGTGCATGTTACCCCAACGACGCTTCCATGTTCGGTCAGTCCAGGATGCCCGAACTTCAGCAGATTAGGGGCACCTTCGGAAGTGGTGTTAAGGCTTCCACTTAAAATATTGGGTGATAGTAATATGGCTTATCAGCTTAATACATCGTCGGTTCTTTTGGATGCAGAGAGTCTGCCGGTGAATTGCGCCTACGATCATGTGGTCGCGCCGCCAGTGGTCAGTAACCTCAACTACGCCGGTTCGGGTCGTGCCTCGACGCCCATTTATGGGACGTCTCCCTACATGGCAGGCAAGGGTGCTCCAGGAAATCTGATTATGGTCGAGGATATGCTTCGCCCTCAGTCCACGACGTTCTTCAAGAAGGGCTATCAGGGTCGTGGATATGATTTCCCTTCCAAGGACATGTCGTGCTCGGTGCCGCTCCGAACCCGGTCGTGGGATCCCACGAGCAGCCGGGCGGATGTCCAGAACGTTCTTTTTGAGCGTAGATACAAGTGATTTTTAAAATCTACTCTAGTTTTAATATGGACCCATTGAGTCTTGTGGCCTTGTTAGGGATTGCTGTGGCAGGTCGTCAAATTGCCAGCAGTGACCGCAAAGAAGGTTTTACTCCAACACCTGTTCCCAACCGCGAAACGCAACAAATGCCGTTTTTCGGAAACAACATCAACACGCCCACCCAGGAATTGACTGCCGTGACGGATCTGTTCACGGGAACTTACAACCCAAATAACCCACAGGGTGGTATCATCAACCCAAAGAAGGAGGTCGTGGCGACTCTTCAGGATACAGCACCCAATGTTCAGTTCCCGTTTGGTCAGCCCGTCTATAACCTTTACGATCGTCAGAATATATCGAGTCGCATGAACAATTTGTCATCCGCCGAGCGTAGGTTCGTCGGACCAGGTATCGGCGTCCCGGCCGACGTCCCGGCCTATGGTGGCTATCAGCAGCAATTCCGCGTGATGCCCAACAACGTCGGCGCATACAAGCTCACAACCCTTCCTGGTCGCTCGGGTCCCGCCAAGGACTTTGTTGATCGCGGAACCGAACGCCTCACCGTCACTCAGAACCGCCCTCAGAAGAGTTATCAGCTTTTGGGAGGTGAAGACAAACGTCCCTTGGAGAGGGGTCGCGCCCAGGGGCAGGGTGGCATGCTCACCGGCATGCGCGAGCGCGAACGTTACGTGAAAACGATGCGTCCCACGATCCGCTCGGAGACTTCGACCCGCATGGACGGGCTTGAGTTTGGTGCGGCTAAGAAGTTCGTTTCTGCTGGAACTCTTCAGGAAGCTCCGACCCGAAACAAGGCGAACTTCGCGGCGAGGGTTAATGACGTAGCGGCTCCGGGCATTCACTCATTCGAGGGAGCCTATCAGAACACCCAGAATACAATCCTGTTGCGTCCAGCCGACCGTGGAAATAAGGGCTACACGCCCCCGGGTGGGCGCATGAACGTCCGAGGTTCGGCCAATCAGGCACAGGGTGCTACCACACACACGCGTAATAGCGCTTCTACCGTTATCGAGGGAGGTGCCGGGAACCAGGGGATAGGTCAGAATTACGAAATCACTTGGAAGCAGAATAACAATGCCTACAAGGGAAATGCAGATTATAGAACCAGTCAACTGGGCATGGCAGTCAAGCAATTGGACAACAATCCTTTTGCTATTTCGCTGGCTCAGCGCTAAACATCATAGATCCTACATTCTAGAGCATGGGGTTCTTCCTTACAGAACATCTCCATGGCATCCAGTTTGTTCTCTTGTTCACGAACCTTTTGATCGTGAAGACGAGAATAAAGCTCTTCATGTTCCATCCAGTCGTGGACGTACTTTTGTGGATTTTCGATCATCCGTTTTGTGGGTCTTTTCAGTTCGGTGCGCTTCTTGAACATGTACGGCGGCACGTTCCTGAACAAGCAACTGTAGTAGAGCATATTTAAAAATAAAAGTCATTATATTTTTAAGTATGAGACACGAGACGATCGCCATGGAAGTTTCGCCCCTGGAGTTCGAGGGCATCAGGGTTGTAGACTTCGACGCCCAGGTGGATGATGATGACAAGGTGGTGATCGTCACGATGTCCAGATACTTCATTGGGGACCTCCATGACGAATGTATCAAGAAGGTTGAGAAGATGTTCAAAGGATACAGGGTTAAAACTAACATGGGAATGTAATTCAAGATGATTGAGACAACTACGATTGAGGTACCAGTGAACCCATTTCATTTCGACGGGATGCGAAGCATTGAAATACCTATCAAAGTGGATCACAAAGAACAGATGATCTACGTTGATTTTATGTCAAACCAAGGAACTAAAATTATGGAAGATTTCCTTTCAGAAGTCAGGCATAAATTTTCGGGATACGAGATCAGGGTAGCCAGGCTTGACCAGTGAGAACCGCCTTGGCATACTTGGTGGCGATCATCGAATGGATCATTGGCCAGTCCATAACGTTACTGGCAGTGACTGATAGACCAAATGGATTGGAGTTTACGTAACGGACAAACTCCTTGCCGTTCTTTTGAGAATCGGGTGAAGTGTAATGCTCCATCTTCTCGAAAGAGCCCTTAAGCCACTGAACATGCTTTTCATTTTGAGGATCAAAACGATCCATCGTTAGTAACTGAAAAGGTTTTTATATCTTTAATTAATAGGAAATGAGTTCCATTGACAACAACCTTGGTGGCGGAGGAGGAAGTGCCTCTGCTTCAGGAAAGAAAGGAGCCATTCAGTTGAGCGACGGAAACTTCAATTTGACATCCAACAAGGAACTAAAGTCTGACCCCAAGACCGGAACCATCACGACAACGGGCTTGACCACCACTGGGACTGTCTATGCTAGCACTGTTTCTGCAACAACTTTAATTGTAGATACACTTACCGAAAGTTTAACGGTGGTGGGCGATGCATCCATCACCGGGGATGTGATAGTGGATAATACACTCACGACAGGCTGGGCAACCGTTTCTGGAACTTTGACTGCAGTGTCTATTACTGGAACCACAGCTGACATTTCTGGAGAAATAAAGGCCGGAACATTGAGTTCCACTGGAAATGGTTATTTTTCGTCCAATGTAGGCGTGGGTACCACGGACACCGCCGAGTACAAATTGCTAGTAAAAGATGGAACAAGTAACTTATTCGGGGTTCCTTATAATACCTCTGGTTTATCAGAAGGAAAGACGATTGTATATGACGGGAGTGGATGGGTCTATGACAATGCAGGACCGGCAGATGGAACACAGACTGGTGAAATACTTACATGGGATGGAACAGAATGGTCGGCCAACAGCACCGTGGTGATCGAAGGAACCAGTGTTGGTATAGGTTCCACACAGCCCACACAGAAATTGGATGTAGTCGGTAACGTGAAGGCCACAGAATTTATAGGTTCGGGTGCTGCTTTGTCAGGCCTGAATGCCTCTAATGTCACCTCAGGAACTCTTAGTAACTCTAGACTTCCGGGTACCATTTCGGTTTCCAATTTGGAAGCGACGGCCAACCTGGTGGTAGGTGGCCCTGCAGATATTACCGGAACTTTGAGTGCGTCCAGTATTATAGGTTCGGGTGCTGGTATAAGTACTTTGAATGCCTCCAATGTCACCTCAGGAACTCTTAGTAACTCTAGACTTCCGGGTACCATTTCAGTTTCCAATTTGGAAGCGACGGCCAACCTGGTGGTAGGTGGCCCTGCAGATATTATCGGAACTTTGAGTGCGTCCAGTATTATAGGTTCGGGTGCTGGTATAAGTACTTTGAATGCCTCCAATGTCACCTCAGGAACTCTTAGTAACTCTAGACTTCCGGGTACCATTTCGGTTTCCAATTTGGAAGCGACGGCCAACCTGGTGGTAGGTGGCCCTGCGAACATCGCCGGAAGTGTATCTGCGGGGGCAATTGATGGTTCTTCCTTGACGGTGACTGGTGTTGTGCAAGGACTCAACTTGACATCTACAGGGACTCTCTCTTCGGCCGGAATCACTTCATCGGATAATGTGACCATCACGGGTGCAGATAAATCTCTTACTGCTTCTAATATTACCACCTCGAACTTGATAGTATCAAACTTTCACAGCATAACGGGAACCCTTTCTGCATCCAACGTCGAGACCTCAAACTTGACCGTTAGCAATCGTCTATCTGGTGGTACGATATCAGTCTCCAACATCGAAGCAACGGCAAACTTGATGGTTGGTGGACCCGTTGATATAACTGGGACACTTTCGGCTGGAGGATCTTTAACAGGTACATCTTTAACAGTCTCGGATCAGGTTCAAGGTGCTACAGTCTCGTCAACGGGGCATGTGATAGCCACGGGATCGGTCACGGGCACGACTATTAATACACCAACATTGGTTGTGAGCAAGGATGCTCAGATCACTGGAAATCTTACAGTGTCTGGTGGTTTGGTTACGATCACAAGTACCACCACTGGAACCAATCAGATCAATATCACCAACAACGGGACTGGACCAGCCCTCATCGCAAACCAGACTGGTAATCAACCCGTTGTGAACTTTTTGGACGACAACGCAAGCGTCCTTTTCATATCGGGTGGTGAATTGACGGGTAAGGATGGGTTTGTGGGTCTCGGAACAGAAGCACCACAGGAACGTTTGGATGTCCGAGGCAACATTGTTTCAAATGGGACAATCTCGTCGACTAACGTCGCGACATCCAACTTGACTGTCAGCAATAGGTTATCTGGAGGTACCATCTCGGTCTCCAACGTGGAAGCAACGGCAAACTTGGTGGTCGGTGGACCCGTGGACATTACAGGAACACTTTCGGTCGGAGGTTCACTAACTGGACCATCTTTAACGGTCTCGGATCAGGTTCAAGGAGCGACCATCTCGTCCACGGGACATATAATCGCCACGGGTTCACTAACGGGTGCGTCATTGTCAGTGACTGGTGACGTACGAGGTCTTAATCTGACATCCACAGGAACCCTCTCGGCGGTCGGCATCACTTCCTCGGACAATGTGACCATCTCCGGCGCAGACAAGATTCTCACCGTATCCAATATTAGCACCTCAAATCTAACCGTCAGCAATAGGTTATCCGGAGGCACCATATCAGTCTCTAACATTGAAGCCACTGCCAATCTGGTGGTAGGTGGATCCGTGGATGTCACCGGAACCCTCTCTACCGCAGGTATTACCTCCTCGGACAATGTGACCATCTCGGGCGCAGACAAGTCGATCACCGTCAGCAACATCTCCACGTCCAACCTGACAGTCAGCAATAGGTTATCCGGAGGCACCATCTCGGTCTCTAACATCGAAGCCACTGCCAACCTGGTGGTCGGGGGACCCGTTGATATTACTGGAACGCTTTCAGCCGGTGCGATCGGTGGTTCATCATTGACAGTAACGGGTGACGCACAGGGTCTCAATCTAACTGCAACTGGAACGCTTTCGGCGACTGGAATCACTTCGTCGGATAACGTGACCATCACGGGTGTAGATAAATCTCTTACGGCGTCAAATATTTCTACATCTAATCTCACTGTATCTAACTTTCAAAGTATAACAGGAACATTGAGTGCTTCCAACGTCGAGACTTCTAACCTCACTGTCAATGGAAATACCTACATAAGTTCTAATCTCGGGGTGGGTACCGCGGACACGGCCGAGTACAAGTTCCTGGTAAATGACGGAATAAACAATCTATTTGGTGTTCCTTATGATACAGCTAATTTGTCCACAGGAAAGACCATCGTCTATAACGGAAGTGGATGGGTCTACGACAATGCAGGGCCTGCAGACGGAACACAGACCGGTGAAATTCTCTCGTGGGACGGTTCCGAATGGTCTGCGAATAGCGCCGTGGTGGTCGAGGGCTCGAACGTCGGCATCGGTTCCACACAGCCCCGTGAAATCCTGGACGTGACTGGAAATGTACGCGTTACTCAAAGTGTTCTGATCAATGAAACTTTCCAAGGAAGGGCTATGCGTCTGAATGACACACCCGCTTCCAACCTTCACTACCAACCCAATTTTACTATCACCGGCTCGCTCACCTCGGCGGGCGACATCAAGACCAACCAGGCCTTCCGTGGTCACAACATGTTCCTGAGCAACGTCCTAACGATCAGCGGTGGGGTGGTCACCAACACCGGGACGGTCGATACGACGGTCAATGGAACCTTGACGGTTCAAGGGGATGCTGTCGTGAACTCAAATATTTCGGCCGTAAGCGTCAACACGGGCGACGTCATATCCAACCGCGCCGTCCATGGGAAGGCCATCCGCCTAGGCAACACACCCGAATCAAATGTCTACTATAACCCAAATCTCACCGTGACGGGTTCAATTACTGCTAGCGGAGACGTCAAGTCCGGCACCACATTCCGAGGACCCGACATGGTTCTCTCTGGGACCGCGTCTGTTGGCACTCTGACGACTTCCAATATCACTCACGATTCGGAACTCACCATTACATCAAACTTACTCATGGGTCCTGGGACCACCCTCACTGCTTCCAACATCGTCGGCGCTTCACCCGTCACCATCAGCTCCAATTTGGTAATGGCACCTGGATACACACTGACTGCGGGGGCCATTCAACCTCCCGCGGGCGGAGGAACCTTGACTACCTCGAACCTCGTGGGATCATCCTTTTTGACCGTGACCGCCAACACCAATGTGGTCGCGGAGTTTACAGCATCCGAGAAACTCATCAAGTACCCTACGGTCAAAATGACCTCTGCGACTGTCAGTGGATTCGTGGCAAGCGCTAGTTCTGAATATAGTTCTAGCTGGGCCGCATGGAAAGCTTTTGGTTTAAAGGATTATTCCGTAAGTTCTGGAGATTCCAATGTATGGGAATCAG